GGCATTACGTATGGGAATTCATTTTTACCTGGTTTAAGGTGTTTGTACTCTACATCCTTATGTTTAATTTCAGATAAGTCTACAGATTCAGTTCTACCTTTATATTCAAAATCATAATCCTTACCGTAACCTAGTACTCTTGAAGCAATTAAAATAGCATTTTTATCTCCTACTAAAAGATCTCCGTAAGTAATTGGAGTTACAATAAGTGATTGAAGTAATTTATCAATTACTACTCCTTGTTGAATATAGTTTTGATTAGTTAAGATGTCTTCTTCCTTAGCAGTCATGTATTTCATTTCAATTTTACCTGATGCTAGAGGTGAATCTTTAGGGTAAAGTAATCCTCTTGAAGGAAGTTCCACCATTTCGGTTGGGAATTTCTGTTTGTTTTCCATAAATTTTATTTGTTAGTAACTAGTTCTATATATAAATATATGAATAAAACTTTTATAAAACAACAAAGCCTGGATATACCAGGCTCTTGTCTTATATTTGGGTAATGTATTAGTAGTTTAATACACAGTAGTCCATTGCTACTGAGATTCCAATCTCTACTACTCCATCAGCATTTGTCCAGTCGAATTGTCCAAAGTCACCTTTTACTAAGAAAGCTCCTTTAATGATCCATTCTCCTACGATATCTCCTACAGGACCTAAGATGTTAAGTGTTAAGTCTTTTTTGTAGAAATCAGAATAACCAGCTCTACCAGTTACTGATTCATATCCTAGACGAGCCCATTCCATTACTGCTTGAGCCCCTGAAGGTGTGATTGGTGAGTAAAGAGTCATATCCATATCTTGCCATTCTCTCTTACCTCTAATTTTTCTGTAAGAGTTAATGTGGTCAAGTTTGATAGTTCCATCTTGGAAAGATGGTGCTTTTACGTTTTTAACCATAAAAGCTGGGATATTATCTATATACATTACGAACCTGTGCTGAACCATTGGTTCGAAGGCTCTGAACATTATTTCGTTTGGATCTAATACTGCCATTTTATTTTTTACTTATTTAATTATAAATATCTATGTTTATCAAATCTTATCCGAAAGTTGCTCCTGTTGGTTCAATTACGAAATCCAATACTACGAATTCAATTGTTTTAGCTGGTTGGATAAAGATCTGACCAATTAATTGATTTCTATCTACAACATCTGCTGTGTTGTTTGTGTCATCCATTACTACTCTGTAAGCGTAAAGACCTTGTCTTTGTACTACTGATTCTAAGTAAGGATTTACTGTAGCTAAGAATTTGTTTCTTGTAGCAATAGTATTTTGTTCGAATACTAAGTTACGAGCTTGATCTCCAATGAATTTCTTAAGTTCGATTAATAATCTTCTTACATTTACTCTATCTAAAGCTGATGCTTTAGTTTGTAATGTTTTTTGTCCGAATACTGATATACCTGTTCCTGGGAATGAAGCGATTGGGTTAACTTTTCCTGCGTAAAGAGTATCTCTTTCTTCTTTAGTTAATCTCTTCTCTGCTTGAATTACTCCTCCGATTCCTCCTCTTACAAGACCTGCTGGTGCAAACCATGGTGCTGAAGATGCATCTGTGAAAGCAAATACTCCTGGGATCATTGTTCCTGCTGGTACATATTCGTTTTTACCTGTAGCTGATTGAACTTGTACCCAAGGCCAGTAAGTTGCTGCGTAAGAACTATTAAATCCTCCTGCTGCTGTTGCTACTGTTCCTGCTGTTGATCCTGTTGCAACTAAATCTACTACTGCGATACAGTCACCTCTATTTTCTGCTAATGCTACGATGTTAGTCAATACTGTAGCTCCGTTTGTGTTACTGTTGATAAGACCTGGTGCTGAGATAATATTGAATTGGAAGTCGTCTTTGTTTGTTAACAAGTTAACTGCATCTGCGTAATCAGCTGCTACTAATCCTTGAATGTTACCTGTAGATGCAATTGAACTAAAGAAGTTAGCTCCTCCTAATACAGTTCCTGTTGCTCCAGTAAATGATCCTGATGCTACTTTTGGTAAAGATGCTGAGTAAGATATATTACTTGAATCTACGTTAACGCTTATTCCATCAGTCTTAAGGTAATTAGGTGTTGGATGGTTAACTGCTGTTACTCTGATGTAGTTTGATCTGTTTGGATACTCTCCTACTATTCTGTTAGAAGATACTCCATCGTATACAACTGTCTGGTTACCAATTACTCTTTCTACATAGTTTGGAGAGTTTGGATCTAAGTCTACGCTGAATGTCTCTAAGATAGTTTTACTGTTTGTACTATCATCTCCCTGTCTAACAAGTAATGTAAAAGTACCTTTAGTTGAATCTACGTTAGCAATTTCCCATCTTACGTTATCTTTTGATCCAGATACTAATGATCCGTCTGAGTTAATGTAAGAAGCACCGCCTACTAAAGCTGATGTTGAATTGATAGCGTTGTTGTAAGATACTCCTTCTCCTATTGTCTTAATAGTGAATGGTTGAGTTGTGTGAGTAGAAGATGCTGAAAGGAAAGTATTTACTGCTCCGTCATATGTTCCGTCTGTTACAACTCTTGTTACTAATGCTGTTTGTCCTCCATTTGAGAAGTAATTCTTAACTGCAATAGAAGTCAAGAACTCGTAGCTTTTAGAAGCTGAAAGGAATGTATCGCCAAACTTTCTTACATACTCGTTGTAAGATGTAATAACAGTTGGCTGATTTACTGGCCCTTTCACAGTAGGTCCTAAAAACGCTGCTCCTGCCGCTATTGGCTGTGGTTGTATAAAAGAAATATCATTTTCTCTTGAAAATACTCCTGGAGAGATAATTGATTCTGCCATGTTTTTCTAATTTGTGTTTAATTTATTATAAATATCTTGGGATTTTGATAAACCCTTTACACTAGATACAGGGCTTCTTCTCTAGGATAAATAGGAAAGGAGAGTCGAAACCCTCCTTTTACTTCCTATTTTAAACTCTAGATTACTGTGCAGGAGTTTCTTCTGCCGGTATAAGAGTAATCTCTCCTGTTTGTAGATTGATTGATCCTTTTCCGTAAGCTTCTTCTAAGTGTTTTGCAATCTCTTTTTCTTCAGCTACAACCTCTAACAAATAAGACTCTACTGATTCTCTTCTTGATTTTAATTGAAGTTTTGCTAATTCAATTTGTCCTAATTCAATAACTGCTGAATGAGTTTTGTCTTGAACTTCTCTTACTTCTTTTAACTCTTTTTCTGTCAACTTTTTTACTACTTCCATTTTTAATTTAATTTATTTAACATGTATTTTTCTGCGTTCTTTATTCTGTCGCTAGTATCTAGCATTTGTTCAATTATCTTAGCATCTACTAAGTCCGGGTGTACCCACCAATCCTCGTAATTTGAGATATTATTTGGGGCTATATCCGATACTATTAATTGATATCCTTTTGATTGTAAGTACTCTCTTGACTTCTCTCTATAAGATCTAGTTATGTCTGCATAGTAGTCGTGTTCGAAAGTAATTACTGCAAACCTGTACTTATCTAATGGTATCATCTTTAAGATATCCAACGTAACTGATGGCGGTTCACAATCTACTTGTAAGTAGTCGATATCTGTTGTATCGAAGTTCTCTTCAATAAATACATCATAATCTACTTTTGTAGCATCTGTTAATACTACTTTATTTGCTCTCTGTAGTTTGAACTTCTCTACCTCATGTGGTAGAATCTCTAAAGATACTCCTGTCCAGTCATAGTTCTTTTCAAGCAATGCTGTATTGTTTCCGTAAAATGGATCAGCAGCTCCTATCTCTAAATAAGTACCTTTTTTCTTACCATCCAACATAGAAAGGATAAACATATCTTGATATGTCTGAGAGTAGTTACTCTGTATCTTATCTGAGTCTTTAAATTTGAATCGTAAAGATGGATACATCGATGATGTATATCTTAGGAACGGATCTGGTCCTGATCCTAATGATGTTATATTATTCTGTACTAATTCTACATATCTAGGGCTCATTATATCTTTTAATCCTACCAGCTCCTGTAGTAACTCTCTTGCCTCCATTGTTCTACCAATCCACCATCCTGCTACTGCTTTTTGAAAGGTCAGCATATAGTTTCCTAGGTAATCTGTATCCAATAGGTCTGCTTGTGAGGATGCGTTTGATAATCCCATACATGCCATTGTATAGGCATCTTGCCACTCCTCTCTTGCTTCATGCCACATACTTAGGTACATGTATGCTTCCGGTCTTGTAGGATCGTTTGCTAATGCATTCTGGTAGGCATGTTTTGTACTGAAAGGTCTTCTTCCTTGTTTATCAAGACATCTTGCTACTCTAATTAATGCTGAGTAAGGTTGGTCTCCGTATTCTGCACTTCTTAAGTAAAAGGATAGTGCTGATGAATAGTCTTCTGTATGTTCGTAATATCTTCCTACTTGAAAGTTGAGACTTGAATCAAAAGGATTATTAATATAGTCTGCAATTAATCCTTCCTGTCTTTTTTCTCCTGTATATTCATTTTGTTCTAATCCTACAAACGTCTTAAAGAACTCTACCGGTATTTCTAAAAGGAATGATGTTGTATCCTGTACTGCAAATGTAGCTAATACTTTATCTTTATGTACTGCTAATCCACAAGCAAACTCAATTCTGGTGGTCATGAATTTAAAATCCTCAGTAACAGATACGACATTCCAGTCTTTATCCCAAACTATGAATCTATGGTAGTACTGTCCATCTTTACGTCCATTCTCATTATTCCAAAGATCAACTTCATGAGTTAAAGCTATTCTATAATCTCCAAATGGAATTACTTGTGATCCTCCTCTTACGTCTCTAGGAAAGTCTTTAGTATTTGCTTTAGCTAATACTGTCTCTGATGTATTTGTTACAGGATCTACTTTAACAATCTCTAGAGGGAAAGTCCATTTAACGTAGTGATATGGCATATCCACAATAGGCATCCAGTTTTTTTCACAATATGTTTCTACTGGTGGTTCTATCCTGTTTCTACTTATCTCTGCATTGTTAACTATCTCAGATAACTCCATTCTACCTACTCCATTTGTTGTAGTGTCTCTCCTTACTCCTGAGTAGAGTAATTTGTTATCCCATTTAGTTATCCTAACATCCTCTAGTCCTACAAACTCCCAAAGTGGTTTTACATCTAACTTAGTTGTATCTACTTTAGCAGATGATACTATCTCTAGTGTATTTGGATCTAGTTTACATAGGTAGTTGGTGGTTGTAAGGGTAATATCATCCTCAGGGTTTAGGTACGCTAATGGTCCCCATTTACTTTGGAATTTCTGCTCACCTTCACTATGGTACAACATATAGTTTATGTGTCTCAAGTTTAGGTAGATGTCATCTCCTTCTACTAGAATAGATGGGTTAATTTGAGGTAGTCCTTGTGTTTGAGAACTTGGAAGAATTAGAGGCTTAATAAACCCTCCATTGTCTATAACCTGTTTACAAAAATTGTCTAACATATAACTTATTAAGTGTTTTTATATAATATACAAAACTATTTTGGATTATCCAACCTGGA